GAGATAGGCATATCAGATAGGTCCTTGTACAATTACATCTATGGATATTGTGCACCGTCTATGGCCACCCTCAAGGTGCTAGATCATTACTACCAGCATACCACTAGCCATGCCTCCGCTAACGAGCTATCTCGCATCCTTGCAAGCATCCCGGAGCGTCCACTTATCTGTAATGCAGGCGAGGCAATCGAGATGCCATCAAGGATCACAACATCTGATCAATCCGCGCCATGTAACAATATGTAACAATATGACGCATTATTATTGACGGGAGGTGCTACAACCACTAGTATCGTGTTATGCCTAACATGCCTGATCCCGACAAGCAACAGTTTAACTTGCGCTTACAGCGCACATTGTATGCGCGTCTCCGCATCCTTGCAGATGCTCAGGGTGTAAGTATGCAAGACCTTGTAATCTCTATCCTTGCTCCGGTTGTCGCAAGAGTAACCCTCTCAAGTGACGATTATGCACGCATTGCCAATGAGGTTAAGCGCGCTGAGTACAGGAGATTGCACAACAAGGACAACAAGGACGACAACAACGCTAAGGACTAACTACCATGGAGACAGATAGCAAGTGGACAAGTATTAGGATGCCTAGGGAGTATGCTGTAGCTCTCAAGGTTATCGCACGCAAGGGCAAGAGGTCTGTTGCGTCTCAAGCCTCTCTCATCATCGAGGACTACCTTGCCTCTCATTTTTGCGCTGACGGTGCTAGCACCGCAGATGCTGACGAGACACCCAAGGTATCCGATACAATCGACTCCTCCGCCTCTCATTTTTGCGCCGGAGGTGCTAGCACCAAGCAATAACAGACTAATCCAATTAACCGCATATGGATACCACTGTTACAGATAAGATCTCCCCTATCACTAACCCTGATAAGGAGTACGTCACCCCACGGCATCTTGCTCGATTGCTCCACCAGTGTGGGCGCGCTGAGCTTGTCATGGGACATAACCAGATCCGGCAATTAGCAAGGGAGGGCGTCATTAGGCACATACAAGGCCTTACCGGGCGCTCCGTCCTCATCGATATTGCCGAGGGTGTGGAGGACATACTTGCCTACCGTGCTGACCTAGCACGCAAGCGAGTAGCTAACAACACCCTCAAGACACAGGTTAAGGCGATCATCCGCCGCCATAACCTATCTAACCGCATCAATTAACTTAACCGCAACCTACTATTATGACTAATACCACCACAATCTTAGCTGAGCTGGCTAAGGGTATTGTTATCGCCGTTGCAGGCCTTGCCTTAGGTGCCATTGCTGGCATCGCATTAGTACAAGACAACAACGAGCTTGCCGTGGGCAAGTCTCCACACTCTGGAGCCACGCCCGATTACCCCACCCCTGCACCTTACACCACTTCCGCGCCTGGTCTCCGTTGATCAGGATCAGGCAACCAAGGGGTAATTCCCACCCTCTTAGGGGGAGGGTGGGAATTACTCGAAGAACTAACGAGATTAGCTATTATGACTGCATCCCAGATATTGCAATCAGTTACAAGAGGACTGCAAGACAGGCCGCAAAAGGTTGTCGTCTACGGTCCGGAGGGAGTGGGTAAGACCACGTGGGCGAGTCATTGCCCTAACCCTCTCTACATTGACACAGAGGATGGCACTGGCCACCTAGATGTGCCAAGGCTCAAGCCTGCATCGATTGCCGATGTAGATGCTATCATCGATGCCCTTGCCTCCGATCCTAGCCATGGGTACAAGACCCTCATCATCGACACAATCGATTGGCTCGAGTCCCTCATGGTAGCCGACCTGCTTGCCTCTGCAAGCAAGCCCGGCACGACATTACGCAGCCTAGAGGATTTTGGCTATGGCAAGGGCTACACCCTCCTTGCTGACAGGATGCGCAAGTTTTTGGACCATTGCGCCAAGCTCCTCAGAGCTGGCATCAATATCGTCATGCTTGCACACTCCCGACGCGTCAAATTTGAGGCCCCAGAGAGCGCCTCTGCTTACGACAAGTACGAGCTCAAGCTTACCAAGACGGTAGCTCCGCTTATTAAGGAGTGGAGCGACGCCCTCCTATTTGTCAACTACGTCACCGTGGTTAAGGATCACAAGGGATACGGAGGCTCAGAGCGTGTGATCTATACGTCACCTCAAGCCCCATGGGAGGCAAAAAACCGTCAAGGGTTGCCCGATATGATGCGCGCTGATGATGTAGAGACTATCATGCCTAAGTTATTTGCTCATACCCTGCGCTCTTCCGCGCCCTCCGGTGCACCTGCGGAGCATTGCGCTGAGCTGCAAGCGTGCATCCGCAAGGGTCTACCCGTCACCCGTTACCTGCAGTCACTAGGATGGCTGACAGACACACAGACGACGCTAGACCTAACGCAAGTGCATTGTGACCGGATCACCCGATCACAAGGCAAATTTACCATCCTGCTCACGACATGGGCAGAGAGTCACGATTAACCCATCTACTGCGAGCTAAGCCCACGTGGCATCATAAGGACGACATAGTTATAACGTGGGGGTGGTTACCCTGATGCTAGGCAACGATCAAGACATATTGCTACATCATAGTTATTATCAGTTATTGAGATGTCCGTATAAGTCAATTGGTACCGCATCCGCACAGTAACCCTAGTATCCGGGCAACCGCCTCCACCTTAGCCCTCTTGCACCACGTCCCTTGCTCCTATCTCCATCATCCTAACCTATTAACTACAATGTTTGCTTACACCCCACAATCAGACGGCGCCTCTCATGACAGAGGCTATCTCCCAGAGGGCTATTATCCTGCAACCGTGCAAGCGATTGAGGAGGGCATCTCTAAGCAAGGCAATGATCAACTTATTGTTACCCTCAAGGCATATGGCGCCCAAGGGTATGCAATAGTTAATGAGTACCTTGTTAACACAGAGCGTGCCGTATGGCGTATTGACCGCTTTTTGGCAGCCATAGGGAGGACCCCCGAAGTAGGCAAGGTTACAGTCATTGGCCATGATATCATAGGCTCTAAGCTGTATGTTAAGATTGCCGTTGATCATGGAGAGACGCGCGATTTTTCCCGATGCGATGGCTGCTATACCATCGCTGAGGGTAAGGAGCGTGCCGAGTCCTATGCAACGCAACAGGCAATCCTTGCCGAGCGTGCCGATCAAGCACGCTCTCACGCCGTGCAAGCACCTAATGCAGGTGCTGAGCTAACTAACGCAGATGCTAACGCCTATCTTGCCGGTATTGACCCACGCCGGCGCCCAGAGCCTAGAGTATCCATGGCACCAGACAAGGGCGACGATCTACCATTTTGACGCCTAGCAATGTCATAACAAGGGAGGGGATGTGGTACGGACATAACAACACCACATCCCCTTATTATTAACCTACTGCTACAATATTACCGCTTATGCATTACATAAGCTTACCTACAAGCCTGATGCGCAATCAGGACTTTTTGTCCTCCAGTGCAGAGGAGATTGCCATATGGCTGCAACTCCTAGCCTACTGCGCTGAGGAGGAGAGTGGAGGGATCATCCCCCATGCTGATACCCTTACGGATCGTGTATGGTATCGCATGTGTGGGCAACCTGCAGATATCATCAGACAATGTACCCATCTCTTAGCATGGTCTGATGACGGCACGACATTGACCGTATTGCACTACCCTCTTGCCCAGCAAGCACAGCTGCAAGCACAACGTGATGGAGGACGCCGTGGCGCCCAAGCTAGGCAACTTCCGCCCTCTCGCAAGGGTGGAAAAAATAAGGCATCTAGGATACCTGATAGGTTACCTACAAGGTTACCTGCAAGGTTACCTAATAGGGTACCTAACGGAGATGCGCAAGGTACCCTAAAAACAGACAATCCGGACAATGCCGACAATGATGCACAAGATGCCGATATGACAGCACTTACAGACACTAACAATAGTGCTGATAGTGATGCAATGAGTGCTACAAGTGCCATATCGCAAATTACTGACGATACGGTACTTAAGGACACATCTAGGTTACCTGCAAGGTTACCTACAAGGTTGCCTAATAGCATACCTGCAAGGTTACCTGCTACGTATAGTAATGTAATGTATAGTAATGTATACATTACAAAACAAGGTGGGGGGGATAATACTACAGTGGATAGAGAGTCCGCACTTAGCACCCCCACCCCCCCAGAGGCTGAGGCTGACATTGACCTAACCGCCTTGCCGGATCGACCGGCACCACGCCCACCACGCCATGATGATGACGAGCCTGCAGATGACATTGCACCCAACGTGCTCAAGGCTGGCGCTGATGCGTTGATGTCCTTGCGCAACGAGTGGCAGGGCATCTTGCTCTCAGCTGGCGAGCGATCCCGGCTTGCCGATGTCCTCCGTACCATGCCTAACCGCACCATCCCCCCTAGCCTTGTCGACGATATGCGCCGGTATTTTGCCGATGCCCCGGCTGATGCAAGCAAGTGGGATTATCCGGCTGACCGATTGCACCTGCTCAATCATTTTGGCGAGGTGGCCCAAAAGGCGAGTGTATGGGCGTCTCATCACCCGGTTAAGCGCAAGCGTGCCTCTACCCCTGCTGTTGTCCCCAAGGAGCTGACCCCTGAGCAACGACAGACCGCACTAGCCCAGATGGCAGATATCAAGCGAGTCCTCCACCAACCTGCACCGATACAATCACCAGATGCCTAGATAAGGCGTCTAATTGCCCCAATACGGCACGTTGTCCTATCGAGATGACAAGTTGCCTAAACAAGACGCAATACCCCTCTTAACGGGCTAATTTGACGCCTTGCGCAAAGATCACTCCTTAGATCCCCTCCTCTCTCTCCTCTTCCGGGCAGGCCTTGCTTGCCCTCTCAATACAACCCCCCCCCCCAAGTAATCCGCATATGATTAAGCAAGACACCAAGCAAGATAAGGTCTCAATTGCTGACCAACTGATCACAGTTGCAGACAGCATCATCGATGCATCTAACACCCTCCAGAGATTAACATCTCACATCGAGGTATCACACAACCAGATGGATCATCTTAAGGCTCTTAGTCACCAGCTAACAGAGACGCAAGCAGGTATCCTCAAAGTTGCTCTCTCTCTTGTCCTTAACCACCAAGACAAGCCTTATTGATTAAGCTCTATGATTAACATCTAGCTCCGCCCACTTAAGCATCATCTATTGGCTAGACTCCTAGCAATGTAAGGTGTTATAAGTTATAGGTAATAAGCAAGATATCTGCTTGTAAGGTATGGGTATGATTAAGGCAACACAGTTAACCTTGCGCTACCATGGTGATACATGGAGGATGCGTTGCGTTATATCTCCTGATACGCAGGTCTACAGTGGCACGATGATCGAGATATCTCTTGCCACTCGAGACTTGCGCGAGGCGCTAGCACGAGCCGAGGTTATTAGGCGCGCCTACATCACGGCTCATCTCATCACAAGAGATGCCAGAGTACAGCTTGCCAATAAGGACAAGATGCAACTCCGTAGCTTAAGTTGCTCTCCTACCTGCTCAGGCGCTACAAGCTACCACGCGCCAACGGGTGTGATCAGGTGGGTAGAGCATCCTAACACCTCCGTTACATGGTTGCCTCTGGAGGAGACGCCCACCCCCGGCACGTTGCCATCATGTAACCCTAATAACTAACGTACCGACATGCCCCATTATCCCACATTAGATTACAAGGCCGTCCTCAAGACGATCCCTAAGCCTAACGGCATGACAGATGCCGAGTGGGATACCTATGCTTGTACCCTTGCTAAGTCCTCCCTATTTTTGGCGACAACCGAGGAGGCTAAGGTATACAAGCGCATCCTCAACTCTCTCCTCCCTCTTGCCACAGGTGAGGTTGCCGTTAATGATGAGGGAGAGACTTACTACAAGACGCCTACCAAGACAGCATGGAGGGATCAGGTAAGAGATATCCTAGAGGAGGAGGGACTATTTGACCCCTCCGTGGAGACGGGCGAGGACTACAATAATGATGTGACTAACATAGGCGCCGTGGCACGTCTGGAGCTGATCGTGGAGACAGTCACTAAGAGTGCTGCATGTCGTGCCCAATATGATCGCGAGATGTCGCCTACCGCTCTTGCCTACTGGCCAGCCTGGAGGTTTTGCCGTTTTTCGGGCGCTAAGGATCCGCGCCCTCTGCATGTTGCCAATGAGGGGGTGGTTAGGCTTAAGTCCGACCTCCACTATTGGGCGGACGAGCAAAATGCTCCAGAGATAGGCGGTTTTGGCGTCCCTTACGGGCCGTGGGGATACAATAGCTACATGTATACCGAGCAGGTGTCATTTGCCGAGTGCCAACGCCTTGGCTTAGTGCCTGCAGGTGCCGACCCTAAGGAGTTTGCCGAGCTCCAACGCCAACGGATCCAGACCTACTACAACGCTACCGGGGGAGGAGTCCTGACAGGCTACACCCCCGAAGAGTACCCAGCCGACAACGCAGCTGTGCCACCTGAGCCTAGCTGGCTAGTCACTCCTCCGTTACAAGCGCCTACCAAGAGACTATCTCAAGGCCTCCGCAATAAGTTGCTTAAGCGGCTGCAACAGATCGACAGTGGCGCTAAGCCTAACCCTGATGGCTCTGCATCGCTTGTGATGCCCGGAGGATTGCTACCACCGGCATCGCCTGCACCGCAACCGGCATGGCAAGCGCAATCCCCACTCGAGGAGCACTTGTCACCCTATGGAGCAGACAGAGAGGGTATCCGTATCCGTGCCTACAAGACACAAGCCGACATTGATGCACAGATCAGACGCATTAACGATAAGATCGAGGCTAGAGCTAACAAGGTGGCTAAGGAGCTCCATGCATACCACAAGATTGTCCGCTCGCAATACAAGCTCCGCCTGCTGAGACGGCAATACGATAACTACCACCGGGCGCTCAAGGTTAATGGTCTATTGCTCAGGGATGACTACTACAAGCTTACCCCAGATGGCACCTTGCCCGAGTGGCCATTTGTCAGCACACCTAAGCAAGGTTTCCCGCCTGATGCTTATTACGGCATCAGCATGGTTAGGATGCTGATACCCAGAAGATACCTAGGTGGCAAGATGCACAATCGCTATACGCAGGGGCTGCGTGCCTATATGTGCCGATATGCACCAAGGCGAGGAGATCCTATTGTACCTCACCACTACGAGATACACTGCAACTACTTGTACTCTCAACCACACTCATGGGCGCACGAGTATACGCACTCTGTAGAGATGGAGAGTGGATGGATTAACGACAGCCTCCGCATTATTATGCAGCAAGCACCCCATGAGCGTCTGACACGCTACAGACAAGGGGAGTGGTTGCTTGCTGACAAGTGGGCAGAGCGAGGGATTGAGCCTTACCTAGGCAAGCTATATATGGAGCGGTCTAAGTATGATCCGGCAATGACGGCTGATGACCTCATCAAGTTAGATTACATCCACGCTACGGAGGTGATGAGCCAGACGATGAGCCACATGGTAGACAACCCCATCTCGACCCTCCGCAACGCTAAGTTACTCATTGATCATATCCTTGCTTGTATTGCTAAGTCATGACAACCCCACCTACACTAATCCAACCGGCAAATGGTGCTGAGTACAATCAGCTATCAGATATCCGGCAATGGCAAGAGAGTAATTACAACAAGCTCTCCCCTGCTCCTTCCGCCGTTGCACCTCCTGCAACGGTTGCCGACTACATCAAGGATGCCGACACTAATAAGCTCCACTGGCTGCTTATTAGTGACCCTCCAGAGATGGGCAGTTGGTTGCTTGTCCTACCTGCAACCCCTGACAATATCAAGCTTGCCAAGGGGCTGACGGCTAACCCCGCCCCCGGTGTTATCTACTGACCATGCCTAAGCCACGCAAGCCTATCCTCCGCAAGCACAAGGCTAACACCAAGGTTACTCGCCAAGAGATGACTCAAGGCAGATATCAAGCGGTGTTAGATAAGATCATGCTTGGCTTATCTGATAGGCAAGCTTGCGAGGAGAGCGAGGTACCGCCATCCACGTTTTGGAGCTACAGGGATGACCCTAAGGTTATCGAGCATAGCGAGCGTATCGAGCAATACAATCACGCGTGCACGATACGAGAGCAATACTTGCTTGCGAGGGCGCAAGAGGTGCCTGCAGACCTGCTAAGCAAGCTCACCACTGTAATTGCCGAGGCACAAGCAAGTGGTGAGATGCCACCTCCAGAGTGGAGCAACCTAATTGCTACCGCCAAGGTATACCTAGATTGGATCAAGTGGTATCTAGCTATCACTAATCCGGCTAAGTACTCTCTTACCAACAAGACCGAGCTATCAGGCAAGGACGGTGCACCCTTGCCCGGGGTAGGCGTGGGCATCCTCAATGTCACGATACCAGCCACGCATGATGAGGCTTATCTTGCCGAGCTTGCTAAGTGCCTAGGTACAGCCAAGCTAGATGACCTCAAGCACGACCTAGACGCCATCAATGATGACACGCCTATACCTGACAATATCTAATGGATATCACGCTACCGCACCCTCCCAAGGAGCTTAACCCTAACGCCTCTCATCCGATCACCCGGCACGGCGCAATCGTCGCTAATAAGCGCCGTATTAGCGCCAAGCAACACGCTCGCAAGGTTGCCTATTTTGCCACCTTGCAGAGGCTAGATGGCAAGCGTCCACCGGCTGATAGCTGGAGCAAGTACCGAGTGACGTGGTATTACAAGGGGACTTGCCCGGATGATGACAACGTACTTGCCCGATGCAAGTACTACAAGGATGGCGCTTGCCTTGCCCTTGGCATCGATGACCGCACCTTGCATCTTGTGAGCATCGACATTGTACACGACAAGGAGCGCGCCGGCACAATGATCCTTGCGATCTACTAGCTGACAATGGACAGAGCAACCTACTGCTACAATTGTGCCGACTATTTTGCGGAGCACGTCCTAGGGATACCTCTGTACCCTTGGCAACGTGCCGTGCTCTTAGACGTCTCCCGAGGCGCAAGGACGGTGTTACGCTCCGCTAACGGATCAGGCAAGACGAGTAACATAGTTGCCCCACTGATACTATGGCACCTCTGGAGGTATCCTAAGGGACGCATTGCCGTTACCTCCGGATCTTGGCTGCAGGTGCTCTCGCAATTATGGCCGGCAATGGAGCGCTTCAGGTCTCATCCCCTATTGCAGGGATGGACCTGGAATAGTACTGAGATTATCACTCAAGATGGCGGTTTTGCGCAGGGATTTAGCACCAATAGTCCCGGACGTGCTGAGGGTTGGCATAACATGCCCGGTGCACCCGTCATGTATATTGTCGACGAGGCTAAGAGCGTGCCTGACGGCATATTTACCGCCATCGACCGTTGTACCCTCAAGAGGGTGCTGTATTGCTCCTCTCCGGGTGCCAATAGTGGGCAATTTTATCGTTGTTTTGCGGAGGAGCGCGCCTTGTGGTCTTGTCACCATGCAACCGCCTATGATTGTCCGCATATCCCTCAAGACCGCATCGACCGCATCATCTCTAAGTGGGGAGCTGATCACTGGCTAACTAGATCGATGATCTACGGAGATTTTGCGCTAGATGACAGCGCGTTTGTGATCACCCCAAGCGCGCTCTCCGAAGCGCTCGCATCTCCTCCGCAGCATGTGAGCAACGGATTTTTGACGGCATTTGTCGACGTCGCAGGGGGACAGGATGAAAATACAATTGCGATCAGAGACGGCAATCATGTCTACCTTGCTGACCACTGGACAGACCGCAACACGGTACAGAGTGTGAGACGTGCCATCCGTGTGCTCAGGCAACACAACATCGACTCCTCTGCAGTGTGGGTAGATGCGCCCGGCATAGGTCTTGCAATGATCTCGCAATTTGCGGAGGAGGGCTACCCCGTCAATGAGTATTGGGGCGGTGCACCTGCAAGCGACAATACCCGTTTTGGCTCTCTCATTGCTGAGACATGGATCAGTGGCGCAATCGACATAGCCACAGGCAAGATAGGACTGATGACTAATGACCCCGAGCTATGCCGACAGCTCACAACAAGGCGCACCGAGTGGGATGCTAAGGGCAGGATGAGACTAGAGAGCAAGGAGGCAATGAGAGAGCACGGCTTGCACTCTCCTGACCGTGCAGATGCAATCTTAGGCGCAATCTGGACAGGCTCGCAAACGTCTGGAGTATGGACAGGTAAGGGGACGCATCCGATTGTGGGGGATCCGCTCATCACTCCGACAAGCTACACATTTACCCCTCTCTAATCCGCCCACTTGCGTGGTGTGGACAATCACTTGACGGGCGACATAGTAGGACTAGTGACCCACCCGAGGTATGGGGTAGGTTGCCTTAACAACCATACGAGGACACGCCATGAGATCACTAGTAACATCCCTATTAACCGCCTCTACCCTTGTCTTGTTGGCAGGGTGTGACGCAACGATCACTACGACTAAGGACGGCATTACCATCTTTCTTCCGCGCCCCACGGAGGAGGTGACTGCAACGGACGATGACACGCCCGATGCTGATGCTATTGGTGGGGATGCGGTTGGCACTGTAGCACCTGCTACGGTTGTAGAGGGAGGTAAGTAATGGAGGAGTTAGTTAACCGCTTAAGCGCCTACATTGCGCTTATCCGAGACAATCGAGACTTGCTAATAATGTGCGTGGGCATTGCTGCAAGCGTCTATATCTACAATGATTTCCGGGCGGTGGTACAGGCTCAAGCCGACACCGCTAGCAAGACTGCAGAGATCTTGCGAGTGATGCAACAAGATATCTCTACCCTGCGCACCGAGGTATCTAACCTGCAACGATAATGCACATATTACTAGACATAGGACACGCTGACGGCACAGGAGCCCAAGGCAACGGGCTCGAGGAGCACGCCGTGGCAACTACCATTGTTGCCCAGCTCAAGCCGATGATGGAGGGGCAAGGTTACAAGGTGACAGTCCTAGACTACCCTAACCTTACCAACACCCAAGACCTTAACCGGACGGTTAAGGAGGCAAATATTATCTACCACGCTGAGGCTGACAGATCCCAGATTATAGGCATCTCTATCCACTGCGATTGCTCCGATAATGCCGAGGCTCACGGGGGACACGTCTGCTACCATCCTGCATCGACCAAGGGCAAGGCGATTGCGCAGGCAATTGCGCAGCCGCTTGCCCAGCTATTGCCCGGACGGGCTGAGACAACAGTGGCGCACAAGTGGTTGTATGTCCTCAATGGCACCTCTGCACCTTGGGTGCTCTGCGAGTGTGGCTTTATCTCCAATGCCCATGATGCTCAGATCCAACGTGACGACCCCGGCAGCATTGCGCAAGCCATAGCTAAGGGCATTAACGACTATATCAAGACTATCTAACCTGCAATCTATGGACCTACTCAAGCTCCTCCACCTGACTAGCCTACGCAAGCAACAAGATACGCCACGGGCGCCCTACATCCCCTCCCGAGATGCTCAAGCTAAGTTTGCGCACTGGCCGACACAATTGCTAGATCCGCGCAATCTCAAGGCTCTTAGAGACAGTATCCAATCTGGCTACCTAGATCGACAAGAGCAACTATGGATGGCAATGCTGCAAGGATGGCCACGCTTGCGTAAGGACCTTAACGAGATTGCCGGAGCAGTGGCGCAACTCAACTGGACCGTTACCGCATGGGCAGACCGAGGACAAGACCCGACGCCAACGGCACAAGCGGTTGCAGACCTTGTAGAGTCCGCATTGTGGTCCGCTCATCCTGCGCCAGGACAATGGGAGCTAGGACTAGAGGACCTCATCAAGTCCATTACCTACGCTACCGCCACAGGGCAGACAGTGCATGAGATTGACTGGATGCAGACTGGAGAGCTTGTCCACCCAAGAGCATACTTGCCTCTTACGGCGCAATATTACGCATGGGAGAGGACACCCGGGCAGATCGACCGCTTACGCTACTACCCTGACGGCATTGTAACCGGTACAGGTACTGATTTTGCGCCCGACAAGTACCTTATTGCCCTCAACACCGCTGACCCGTACCACCCTATCTTTGGAGCTAAGCTCCGCACGCTGATAGGTTGGTTTGGGGCATCACAATGGGGCTTGCCATGGCTGATGACCTATTGCCAGATCTTTGGCATCCCGTTCCGTGTCGCCAAGGCAAGAGGAGAGCAAGCACGCGCTGAGGCTGCGGACATGCTGCAACGTGTGGGCTCCGCAGGATGGGCAGTCACAACCGAGAATTTTGATTTTGAAATCCACGATGCGACGCACAGTGGCACATCTCTACCTCAAGCAACGCTACTAGATATGGCAGATAAGGTATGTGATAACCTTATCTTAGGACAGACCTTAACCAGTAGTAATGACGGTGGTGGTGCCTATGCATTAGGCAAGGTACACCAAGGCATCAGGCAACAGATCATCTATGATACAGCGCAATCCGTTGCCAACGTCCTCAACACCCAGTTAATCCCGGCAATCGTTAGGCTTAACTACGGTGGCGCAATGCCCCATCACTTACCCTACATCACACCTACTAACCCGGATGTTGATGTTAACTTACAGGCAGTGGAGTTTGTCGCCAAGGCACAGCAAGCAGGTCTCAAGGTTGGCACATCATGGGCATATGAGCTACTCAACATCCCACAACCGGGCGAGGGTGACGACATCCTTAAGCCGATGCAACAAACTCCTTCCGCCCCTGCTGATAACACAACGGCAGGGATGGACACTGACCCCATTGCGCAAGCAATCCGAGCGCAACGGGGAAAATACCTCAGGCCATTGCATTAGGCGAGGCAATGGCCGAAGAGCTCACAACAAGCGCCAACATCATGCCAATATTGCACCAGTGGCTTGCACCTCTGGATGACTTAGACAAGACCCCAGTAGCAACCGAGGATGCCCTTATTGACGCCTTGCCTGATACCGACACCACCGCCCTTGCTACCTACCTGCTCAAGTGCATGTTATCTGCTTACAGCTCCGTTGCTAACCTACCACCTGACACCCCCTCCGCCCGATAACTATGGCAGACAAGGAATTTATCATCAAACTAGCCTATGAGCTAGACCAGAGCACCGCAACCGGGGCCACAGATAGCCTAGATGCGCTAACCGCATCGACAGGCGAGGCAAGCAAGGCAACCGAGGAGGCAAGCAAGCAAGCTGAGGCATACGCCACAGCCCAAAAACAAGCAACCGCCATGGCACGCCGTGCCAAGGAGCTGCAATCCGAGATTGCTAGCAAGCAACAGGAGCTCGAGACCGTCTTGCAAGTGGGGGCTAATGCCCAACGTGAGAGAGATACCATGGCTCAGCAGATGGCAGAGCGCACCGCAACAGTGGTGCAATCGTCCGCTAACAAGCAGATGGAGGCTTACAACCGCTCCACCCGTGCCTATGTGCAGCAAGCACGGCAGATGCAACGTGTGGGGCAACAAGCAATGGGGATCACCGGGCAATTGACCTCAGCTAATAGCCAACTTGCTACCGTATCCGCTACCCTAGGTAACACCATGCAAGGGTTTGCCATGGGCGGTCCGATAGGCGCCGGCATTGCTCTTGCCGGCGCAGGGATTGGCATCTTAGTTAACAAGATGCAAGAGGAGAGTGCCAAGGCTGAGGAGGAGATACGCAAGCGTGGCGAGCAACTTGCATCCGTTGTGCAGCAGACAGAGGGAGAGCTTAAGCGCTTAGGACAAGCCCGAGAGGAGCGCAAGGTACTGGATCTGACTAAGGGCAGACGGGAGGAGGCAGACGCCATCACCCAAGCCTATCAGCAAGCTAACAACGCACTCAAGGAGCACCTCTCACAGATACAACAAGCAGAGGCATCGACTAAGCAACGTGCCAACGATATGCGTGCTATCAAGGAGGCTGAGCTAGAGTTAAGGGAGGATCTGACCGCTGAGCAAAAAGTGGAGATCAAGCACCAGATCGACGTGGAGGCAGATAACATGGCACAAGAGGCTACGCTTAAGGCGCTCAATGATACCTTAGAGAGTTACATCAATGATCAGGACAGATTGCAAGCTGATGTACTGATGGGCAAGGAGGCTGAGCAGACCCTTGCAGAGATGCCAAGTGGGGACGATGTAAGAGAGGCGCTTGCCCAACGAGCTAAGGCATCAGCACAGCAAGATCTTATCAATAACAAGCTTGGAGAGCAGGCTAACAAGGATGCCACGGGCAGATGGACTGCTACCCCTGGAGCGCTCAAGGTGCTCCAAAAATTAACAGACGAGATCGATGCTGGCCGGATCCACTCTGGATCTGAGGGCGAGGCTTACTACTACAATGGCAGAGACAAGACAACAGGCTTACAGTGGATATCCGATCTGTACAATTACACAATGGTTAATGCCAAGACCTATACAGATGAGCGCCTCACGCTGAGAGCGCAAAAGCTCGATGCCGTCCGCAAGTATAGAGATAGTGACGATATTGTACAACGAGGGCGTAAGACGGTTGCAGATTACTTAGGTGTTGATATCGACAAGGTAACAGAGGAGATGATCCCACGTTACTTGGAGCAGATAGACAAGACCTTGCAGCAAAAAGTTACAGTGGGCTTAGATGCCGGGCGCCAATTACAGGTACAGCAAGCTAAGATCGAGGTGCAACAAGGCAAGATTGACGAGACGCAACGGCATTATGACGCCACTAACAAGGTGCAAGAGCTCCGAGCAACCAAGGAGACACGAGACGCGCGCAGGGCTGATGATGCCAAGGCTCAGCAAGCCAACAATGCCAAGTTACATGACATGCAACAGGCCCTCCGCAATGCCCTCAATAGCAACGACCGTATCACTGATCAGCAGGTACTATCGCTAACACATCAAGTGGATGCCCTAGTTAATACGATCCCTCAATCTGGCAAGCAGACACAAGACATGTTTGATGCTCTCTATAAGCTCTGCGATGCGCTTGCAACTAAGCAAGCCGAGCAAGCTAAGGCAGCTGCAATCAATGCCCAACAAGCGAGGGCATTGACTAAGCAAGCAATCAAGCGCTAACCCCTAACACCCCATCAGCTTATGACCGACACGCCTAATACTTCCGCGCCCGGAGGGCGCATTGTCTGGATGCCACAAGGCACCCACACGATCACCGCTGAGCTTAACGGCTCCCCTGCTACCCTAGTGATCGATGTCACCCCGGATATTGTCCCTCAGCTGGAGGATGACCTACAATCTAAGTTGCAAGATAATGTCTCTCCGGTGGTGTACTACGATCACACCCGAGGCGCTTGCGCCTTCCACCCCTTGCACATCACGTGGCAAGAGGGGGTGGGGATTGTCCTATTAGGCGACTGGACAGACAGTGGGCGCAAGGCAGTACAAGGAGGCGATTACGCCTATTTTAGCCCTACTTTTGCAGTTGACCCTGACACTGGCAAGATTACCGGTCTTACCGATGATATCGAGGTTGGCAGCCTTGTTAATGATCCGGCATTTAGGCAGATCCCACGCCTTGCTTGTAGCAAGGCGCAAGCGCCCGAAGACGCCCCACACAACCCTTGCAATGTCTGTTGCGTCTCCGCCCACCTGCACACAATAGACAATCTTGACAATCCGCTACATAACACACGTATACACGCCATGAGCAAGACTAACACCCCAGACGAGGACAAGGATAAGGTACAGGTGCCTACACCTGACCAAGACCCTACCCCTCAGCAGGATGCAACACCTACCCCAAACGAGGACACGCCTAAGACCGACGATGCCCAAGCATCCGAGGTTGCTACCGAGGACGCCACCTCCGAGACGGTTGCAGATACCACCGACAAGGCAGACGATGACAAGCAATCCCTGCTTAACATCATCGAGGCTCTCAAGGCTCAAGTTGCCCAGCTAACCGCCAAGGTGCAAGAGTATGAGTCCCAACTAGACACCGATGCCGATACCTACGTGGCAGAGGCCGTCAAGGCTGGCAAGATCGCACCTAAGGATGAGCCTATGCAAGCCATGGTTAAGGCCTCCTACAAGCAAGATCCTGCTACCTGCAAGCGCATGATCGATGCTATGCCTAATCGTCTGACGGCAGGCAAGGCGCAAGCTGCTGCTACCACTGAGACCACCTCCGCTTATGATCGCCTCTGCAAGGCGCTCAGCTAACCTCTCAACTACCAACAACACCGATAATCTAAGCCATGAGCTCTTATCCGACACTGGCGCAATTGACCGCCAAAAACGTTATTGACCGCCTTGTACTCGATGCCATCGATGAGGTGGGCTTATCTGCACCTGAGGTAACTCAGATTGCCTCTCGCACTATCTCCGGTGTGACCACCAAGACCTATGTACGTACTGGCGTACCTAAGACAGGTTTTCGCGCCGCTAACTCTCCAGTTGATTTTGTCGCGTCGCAATATGAGACGCGCACGATCGACCTTGCACCTGCATCGACTGCTATATTTGTCGATGACCTCCTTGCTCAAGCTGATGATATGGGACCGGGTGAGCTCAAGGCTCAAGAGATTGTCTCCGTCATGCAAGGCGTATTTTTGAGCATGGGCGCTCAGATGTTTTACGGTAAATCCGTTGATGCTAACGGATTTGACGGCCTCAAGTCATTTGCCGATGACAGCATGATCATGAGCGCTGACGCCTCTGCTGATGCTGACTCCGAGGCAGGTACCTCCGTCTACGCTATCGTGGAGGGTCCTAGAGGGGTGCAGTGGATCTATGGTAAGGATCAGACCTTATCCTTGTCACCATTTACGGATGCCCTATTGCCTAAGGACGGTGGCGCCGTCCCTGGACAGGTTGCTAAGCTCAATGCATGGTGTGCCATCGCCTCTGCTAGCAAGCTTGCTGTAGCACGCCTCAAAAATATTGGCGATGCTGACGGCACAACCCTTACAGATGACAAGATTGCGGAGCTCCTCTCCAGATTCCCAGCCGGGGTTAAGCCTACGCATCTCATCCTAAACCGCAAGGCAGCTGAGCAATTGCGCAAGTCTCGCACCATCTACGCCACTGCATCTGCTGGCAATGAGGCTAATGGCGCATCTCTTGGCTCCGCTCCTACACCAGAGAGCGCATTTGGGGTGCCTATCCTTATCACTGATAGCATCCTAGATGATGAGTCTGACTTGTCCTCCCTGACGGGTATCACCCATTTTAGCGCCTCCGGACGCAAGGCTAAGACAAGCAAGTAATCCCTTACCGACAACAGTAAGCACGGTATCGCCGTAACAGATTGGTTCCATAGTGGTTTCCTAGCCCACGGGTGTGGGCTAGGAAAATCCCCTGAAGCATGATTGATTGATGAGTGAGGAGAGCTTGTCACCCTCAAGAGGGTGGGTCTTTCGCGGGTTTCTACCCACCCTCCCAGAGGGTGGCAAGCAATCTCATCAATGCGCTGATACCTCAATAATCTAGCTCTCCCCTCCTGCTCTTAGGATATGTTAGTACAGATAACTCAGGCCACGCTAAGCCACCACCTGCAAGGGGCAGAGCTAGCCCTTATCCCTGCAGACACTCAGCTTGCCCACATCTCCGAGGGCTGCAACCAAGTGGCCGGCTATGTTAATGCATCCGGACGCTACCCATGGCTTGCATCTGGCAAGGATCATGTCCCGAGCGAGCT